CAGCAATCCGAGCCATGCGATCAGCGCTCAGATGCTTAGGGACAGCCAAGGCGAGTTGCTTTTTAAACTGGTCGGAAAGAACCTGTTGAACGATCGCGGGAGCTTTTGTTTTGGGTTTGGCGACTGGAGCAGAGGGAGCGCCGACAGCGGCGGCGAGTTGGTCAGATGTGGACATAATTTAATTCCTATGAAAAAGCCCCTCGCACTGGAGGGGCTGGGTTGATCAAGAGTTACGAGAAATAAGCTAGAGGCAAAAATAAAGCCCGCTTGTGCAGGCTTGGAGGGAATTTGGCTCGGTTGATCCGGCTCAACCGAGAAAGCCTTTTCTTGTTGCACCGTACTGTAGTGCTCGAAGCGAATATTACACAAAACTGCTCTTTTTATCAGTAGAAACCCTGCTCATTTTGTGTAGCCATCAACCTAAAAGGTTACGCGCACACACGCATGACGCGAGTGGAGCTCTCTTTTAGATAGTCAAAGTAATCATTCAGGTGTTCCTGTTTGAAAGAGTCTGAGTCGAAGCGCTTGGATGTCTGGGTCTTGTACGTCAAAACCTTCTTGCCGTCCAAGGTCAGAATTTCGTTGTCCTTCATATCGATCGCGATCTTGGCTTTAACCGCGTCTTGTTGCTTCTTGAGCTCTTTAATTTCGCCACTAAGACGAGCATATTCGCCGTAGTTAATAGCCAGATCACCTTGAGCTTCGATAGCTTTACCATTTGATCTCCCGTAGAGCTTCAGAACATCTTCGATATTTATTGGTTCCGGAGGCGTTTTAGTTAGAACATAGTTGTTCCAGAATGCCGAGCATTTTTCTTTGATGACCTGGAATACATCCGGACGAGCATCGATCCAGTACATTCTGAAATCGGAACCGCCGATTAAAACAGCCAAGTACATTCCTCTGAGCCTCAGAATGCCGCAATACCATTGAATTTGAGTTTCGTAGTAAAGCGGGATTTCGTGCTCAGTTCTCAGATTGTTTTGTCTAATCTCAAGTTCCTGCGAAGGTCCCCAAAGATCTGCAGTAAATGCATGAGCGGTCTTGGCCTCAAACGCAATGTCTGTCGTGATGGGACGGTTGCCGTATTTGGCGATTTCTTTCTCTGTCATCTCAAGTGGACGGACTCTCTTAGCTATGTCCGGATTGATAATCGCTCTATCAATGTTTGCGATTGCCCACTCGTTTTCCGGATCAACAAACTGGTGGTTGACGTTTTGCAGTTTGAAGCCTGTTCTAAGTGCGAACTCTTTTGCGACAACTTGCTCTAACGTTGTTCCCCAGTAAAGAGAAGAAGTCATTTCATGTTCGGGAGAAAGTCCAAGTTTGTCGTTCCAAACGTCCAAAGGAGTTCTCCATGGACTCAGCTGAAGCACTGCTGCCACGTCAGAACCGCCGATACCCCCGCGCCGGCCTTCGAGCCATTGTTGTTTGTCTTTTGTCATGTTTTTTCCTTGCGTGTGTTGGTGTTAATAAAAAGAATTGAAAAATCTTTTTTTCTTCATGGGTTCGCCATGAGTTCTGGGATGAACATCAGAAGAATGAGGACGGCGAAGAATAGGGCGCAGGCAAAAGCCACCAGAAGGACGCTTTCTCCGTCCTCCGTTTTGGCTTTCAGAACTCGTCCGATGACCGTTAACAACAAAACCCAACCTGCTGTGAAAACTGCTAACTGGACTCCATTCATGCCTCTCATGATGTTTTCTCCATGAAAAAAGCCCCGTCGGAGGGGCTCTAAATATTTATTTATGTGAAAAAGACCACAAACAGAACTACTTGTTGCGGCTGATTATTTTCTCGATCACTGCGTTAAGCTCGTTTCTCGTAGCTCTGAGAAAAAAAATGATTCGTCTGAGCTCCTGAACGTCTGTGCAGTCTTTTGCGTAAATTCGAGTAGAAGTTAAACGCGTAATCACTTCAGTGATTTGTTGCTCAATGCTGAACATTTTTTCTTTGCCGTCAGCCAGCGCTAGGATGTCCTTAAAGTCTTCCTTTTCAATCTTTATCATTTGACGTTTCCTATTAAAAAAGACCACATTTCGGAGTCCCTCTAAGCGCAAAAATTGGAACTAACAAAATTGGTAAAAGCCCGAGGGACTCAGAAAGGTGGTCTGAAGAAGTCCCCGTCTTTCCGGGGTGTCACCTCTGCGAGATAATTAATTTGCAAACTTTCAACTATCTCAATGGAGGAAAAGATGAATAAAGAATTCATTCAAAAGCTAATCATTGCTTTTGTTCAAAACGGCACGCTCAGCCTCCCTAAAATCAACATTGGTGGAGGCCCGGCTGCAAAAGAGGATCAAGCTGAAAAGGATCTTTTCGAAGCTCTAACCCGTATAGGCCGATTAGAAGAAAAGATGATCAAAGAATTTGAAGAAATTGATTTCGATCTGGAGCGAGCTGTCAAGATTATTCGTGCTCGTCATAGTAATCAGGATTGAAGCCAGCTGAGTCTGTGGCCTTTTGTTCATGATGAAGTAATTGCTCAAGCAACTTGTTGGCTTCTAAAGCTTCGGATGACAGTTCTTGGATTCGCTTGAATTTATCCACTGATGTCAAGCTACTGTTTCTTTGAGCGAACTCAGTAAGAGTTAGGTTGCGCTCTATCAGCGTCTCTAACAATCCTTGCATTTCCTCTTTAGTCATAGAAAGCGAGAGGTTCCCGCAACAAAGCGAGCACGGTAATTCTTGCTCTTTATCAGTCATTGTTGTCTCCTTTGATGGTCAATTCATTCAGAAACCTCTTCCGCTGCCGTTCACCGAACAGCCACAAGAAAATTGACAGGGAAGAGGCTTTTGAATGAGCTATTAAAAAATTCCTAATAGCTCGAGGGTTGATTAAGCGGGACGTTCGCCAGCTTCGTACGCGGCGAGTACGTTTTCTAAATGCTGGATTGCTTCTTCTTTTTTCTTAAAGGTTTCCCAGCTAGTCTTGTTGTACAGAAACATTTGAAGACCTTCGAGTTTGTCGCAACTCTGAAATGCCGAAAACGCCCATTCATGACATCCTATTTTTAATAGATCACAAACGTATTCGTCTTTGTAAAACACTTTAAATTCATTTTTAAAAGACGTGTACTCAGTTACTTTTTTACGTTCATACGTGGCTAACATGTTGTCTCCTAGTAATTGATCTCTATAATCGGCTTAGACGGACTGGATCAGGCTGACCCTAGTGATCGGTCCCAGACGGAATGCAGTGTGTAAACACTGAAAAATGCGTCCCAGTGGCGGGCGCCGGAAACTGTCCTAGCGGCAGGCCGGCGCTTTTGATTTACTCCAAGCTAAGTATTCCTCAAACGTGACAAAGCTTGAAGAGAACTTTATGGCCTGTTCAATCAAATCCAGTTTGGTATCGCAATAAGTATCGAACGGCCGGCCAAGCTTGAACCCGCTGAGTATTAAGCCGTCCGCACTAAATTCTCCGCTTTTATTCAAAGCATCGATGACGAAATCAATAAATTCTTGAGCTTGAGGACTTGCCGGGAAAAGGCGCTTGAGCGTTTCGTCTGGCAAGATTCTCTCTGCGAATTTGGAGTTGTTGAACTCGCCACAAATGCCTACAAATAGAACATCCTCACCGCAAGTTACAGGAGTGAATAGAACAGGAATCCAGCGGGCCTGATACTTCGGAAGACTGGGAAAAGGTATTTTCATAGGACTCTCAGCAATATCTGCGCAGGTAGTTGTAGATCTCATCAACCTCCCAGCCGCGGCCAAACTCGCAGGCGTAATCCCAACAATTCCCATAGTCGAACTCATTTCGTTTTGCCAACTCGTCGCAATAAGCCTTGGCAGCTCTTTTCTGTCCGAGTAGTTCGAGCCTTTGCTTTTTCGTTAATTTCTTCGGTTTTTCCATTTTTATCTCCTCAAAAAACAAAAACTCCCTCCGGAGTTGTGACACGCTAGGACGGATACATTCAGAAGATCCGGAGGAAGTTTTTGTTTGCGCTCTACAGTTTCTCTTGCGAGAGCGCTTAGCTCACCCAGTTCACGAGACTGGGACGCCCGAGTTTCTGTTCTTGGTTTTGATTTCCTCATCTGGTTAGCTTCTCGGGACCTCAACGCAGTTTGCTGTTCTTGATACTGCGTGCATCTCAAATGCCTTTATTTGTCAGAGGTCTCTAGCTGAAAAGTGTTTCGTGGCTACCGTTTGCCTTACTCATTCACTTCACTGACTGCTGGTGTTCGATTGTCTGTCTTCGCGTGACCAGCACCGCCTGCATCGGCCGTTTCGAATTTTTTCACTAGCAGGCTCTTTTTCTACCTGCTGCGTCCGGGTTTAGTACTCCATGGCCCGGATTCTGAAATTGTCAAACTATCTATCTAATGGTCGGTATTTCTCCATTTCAAGATTTAAACATTACGTTTAAAATTTGATATATAGATATTAAAATATTTAAATAATTTATGCAAGTGTTAAAAGATTTAAATTAGAAATATACGGGAAATTACTTAGAAAAGTGTTTAAGTATTTTTGATCTGACGATTAAAGATCTTAATGTTCGACCAACAAAAAAAGCCGCTCTCGCGGCCATGAAAAAACCGCCCGGAGGCGGTCAAGAATGATTTCAGTGATTATTCATCAAATTCGAAGGGCAGTTGTCCTCCGAAAGCTAGAGAGAACCTTCGTTCGTATTCTTCTACTGACTGACTAGTTTTGGCGATACCGACAACCTGCCAAATATGTGCACGCAAAGCTGTTAAGCCAATTTCGTTGAGGAATTGGTGGAGTTTGTCGTATTTTTTGCCTTTTGATTCTTTTTTCGCTTCCTTGAGCAACGCAAGGAGCTTGCCATTGCTCTTGGCCAAAGGAAGGTAAATGAACTTCAACGTTAGATGATAATGTTCCCAGTTACGACCTCGGACTGGGACTGGTATGTCATAAAGCCTCTGCCATTCTGCGTATAAGTCGTCTGGGAACTCTTTTGACCATTTTCTTGCCTCCTCAAGAATGTATTGCCTAAAGGCTGCAATAACAGCCTCTTTCGTAGAGTTGTATCCAGCGAGCTTATAAACAAGTTCTCTAATACCTAGTTTGGCAGAGGCTTGAAGAATTATCGAAGCATTTTTTACTAAAAAAGCCTGGTTTGATTTAAGTTGATTATTGTCATTTGCCCTGATTATTGCTTGGCAGATGTCAATCAGAATCGTCACGTCATATCCATAAGCCTTCCGCCCGGAACCAGTCTGAAACTGTTGACGGAACGCTCTAATGACTTGAGCTCCTTTTCGTCCAAATAGTTTTTTGCAATTGTCGTATCTGATTTATTGACACGCCCCTCCGGGCTGTTAGACCACGTTTTCAAACCCATGTGAGGCTTCGTGTGGTCTGCTCTGGCATGAATAATCTCGGCGGCAGTTTGATTGTTGATGGCAAAGTGAAAACGGTTCTGAACAGTTGCAAAGAAGCGTCTTGCTTCCAATGAATGACTGTCGTAGTCGATGCTGCATTCCTTGAATATTTCAGTAACTTGAAGCCAGATCCGCTGTTCGCTTGCTCGGATGGAGCGAACTCGTTCCAATAATTCTTGAAAGTAGTCTTTTCCAAGAACAGTCTTAGCTTGCTTTAGGCGATCATCATCCAAGGCAAATCCTTTGATAATGTATTCCTTGAGAACTTTCGTTGCCCACTGACGGAAATGGGTCGCTTGAATACTGTTGACCCTATAGCCTACGGCGATAATCGCATCTAAGTTGTAATGCATTACGTTATACGATTTGCGATTTGTAGCAACTATTCGGAAATTCCGAATAGTTGAATTTTGCTCTAATTCGCCAGATTCAAATACGTTTTTAAGATGTTCATTAATTGTTGTGAGAGAGACGTTAAATAGCTCAGCCATTTGTCTTTGAGAGAGCCATAGTGTTTCATTTTCAACTACTACAGCCACAACGGGACCGTCATCAATATTTCCGTAAAGGACGATATTCTTTTCTTCCATAATTTTTTGAAAGTCGATGTTTTGTCAGCCACTTATTTTAAGACTGGTTAAAAAGGAATAAGTTTTATCGTTACCGATTTTGGTAGCGGGGTTTTATCTAATAAGTAATCCTGTTGGCAATTTATTAACTTCTTAAGAAGATATAAAAATAGGCCGCCTGTAGGCGGCTTTGAATGAGCTACTTGATTACGTTATTGTTTGTTCTCGGACTGCTGGTTAAGACCTGTATCTCCGGCTTCTATACGCTGGAATATTTCAATTATTTTTTCTTTGTAGTTATAAATGTCCTCAACTGTAGAAATTTGGAAAGGTGGTTCAACTCTCATGAAGCCATATAAGTCGATCTTTAATTTTTCTGGATTTTGGAAGTAGAACCGAACCAAGGTTTTTCTATTGTTATCGTCCAAAAGAACAGCACAGTAAGTTTTTGATGGCCTTAGGTATATTCTGGAGACGTCGCAGACATCTGCAAGGATCGCCTTAATGATATTAAGTCCAAGCTTGTCTGAGTCATTTGCTTCGGGGTTGTTATTGGCAGGCACCGGTGCAGCTTCTGCAACTTCTTCCTGTTGTTGTTTTTCTTCTCCCTCAATGGCCTTACGTAGTCTCGCGTTAATTTTTTCCTCTGTCCACTGTCTAAATGATTCTTTTAAGAGCGGTGTTAATTTGTCTTTAACATTTTGATTAATTTGGCCATTCCAAACTTTTTTGGCAAAGAATCGTACAAAATCTTCCTCTGGTTGTTCGTACTGCTTGGATAGAATGAGCTTAAATTGTTTCGTGAATTTCAATTGCTCGGCTATTTTAATTGTCGATTCGTCGTTGTACTTATCCTTAGCCAGAAGAAGGATTTTATCTAAGTCATCGTCGTTAATGTTATCTAAACTCACCTCAAAGTAAGGAGAGTCGTCCATAACATTGTCAACCTCTAAATCGGTGAAAAAGCGATACCGGTTGCCATCCGTCAAAATGCCTACACGAGCTGTTTTTACAAACGGAAAGTACCTTTTAAGTTGGTCAAGTTGGTCCTTATCGAGAGAAGCGCCATAGGCTTTTGCTTCAATCAAAACAATCGGGTTTCCATCCTTACAAAGAGCATAGTCAACGCGCTGGTCTTTCTTTACTCCCGCTTGCGCTTGAAATTCTGGCACTACTTCTTGCGGATCAAAAATGTCATAACCCAAAAGCTGAATAAAGGGCATGATGAGTGCTGTCTTTGTAATTTCTTCATTAGTTAGGTTGTCTGCCATCTTTTTAGACTTTAAACCCAGTGCCTTAAACTTATCTATTAACTCCATGGTCATTCTCCTTCAGTTAGATATCGGTTGATTTAAACGTTTTAATGACTCTTCCTATAGTGTGAAATTCAACTTGACTGTCTGCATTGATCTCGATGTCCCTATATTTGTTGTTGTCAGAAATTAAGATCAATCTCTTTCCAAAGCTTCTTTGTACTCGTTTAATAAAGTATTGCCCGTCTAGAAAAAGAAAGTAAACTCCGTCCCGGTCGCATTCGTTTTTGCTTACATCCACAAAAACTAAATCACCGTCCTTTATCAGAGGCTCCATTGAATCTCCCGAAGCCGTGACTATCTGAACGTTTAGAGGCTGGTACTGAGGAAAATTATTTTTAAACCATTGAACGCCAACCCTTAGTCCTTCAATAACATCAGAGTCATTTTGACGATCTTCGTATGCGGACAGAGCTCCGCAGGATGCGAATAAATTGACCTTTTGAAGATAAATGGTTTGGTCGTCATCAGGTTTTTCAGGTTCGAAACTTTCTTTTTCTTCCCCGTAAATTAGCCAATCTGGACTAACGCCAAACACATTTGAAATTTTTACGGCGTCTTCGTATTTAAGTCCTTTATTTCTCGGACCGAGCCAGTAAGTAATTGTCGGAGCGGACACTTGAATCTGTCGAGCCAGTTCTGCATTAGACATTCCGTTTTTGGCAAGAAGTTCTGAGATTCTGTCTTTGTATGTCTTCATAGGAAAACTCCTTTAGGTCAGATTTTAAGTAATTTTTACATAAACGTTAAATTTTTAAACATACAAATATTTAAATGTTTCGTTTATAATTTAAAATGTTTAAATAAAATTGTTTTAATATTTAACGATATGGACGACGATTTAAAAAAACGCTTATTCAAAGAGGTCGTATCTCAATACAAGGGTTTCTTTTGGAGAGATAGGGGACAACAAAGAGCTCTGGCAAAGGAACTAGGACTTAATCCAGCCTCGATTACATATTGGAAGAAACACGGAATACCCAAAAGTTACTTGCCTTATTTCAGGTTGCGTTTCCCTGCTTTGCCAATTTGGAAAGTGTTGAAATAAAAAGGGTCAATACTATGGCTCGCTATAGAAAAATCGATGTCCGAATGTGGAATGACAGGAAGTTTCGAGAACTGTCAGACAACGCAAAGCTGGTATTCATCCTGCTGTTGACGCATCCGGACACCACGCAAATAGGAACGATTCGGACACGAGTCTCAAATCTTGCCGATGAGCTGGGATGGCAACGAGATGCCATGTCACATGCCATCCAAGAAGTCACCTTAAACGGCATGATTGATGCTGACGAGAAGGCAGGGCTCATGGTCATAAACAACTTCCTAAAGTACAACGCACCGTCATCCCCGAACGCATTCAAATCTTGGCGTGAATTGATCGATTTAATGCCCGAATGTGATCTGTTGGATAGGCACGTTGCAAGCCTGAAAGCCTTTGTGGACAGCTTGTCTACTGGCATGAGAAACGCCATCCCCAATGACCTAATGGATGCCATCAAGGATGCCATCTTACGTGTCAACGAGCAACCATCCCGCATCCAGGAACAGGAACAGGAACAGGAACAGGAAATATATACACACACCGAAAAGAGCGAAAAACAGTCGGCAGTTGCAGAAAATTTCGCGGGGCGTGAGTGTGAAAAACCAGTTTCTCTAAAAACTGAAGCCATTGAGGAAGAACTTCCGCTTGAAGAGCAGGAGGCAAGTGTTTCCAAAAAGGAAATAGTTGAACCGAAGCCAAAAAAGGAAGTCAAGACACAACGCCTCCAGAAACCAGAGGAATTGACTGACGAGTTTTGGCAGGACTTTTTGGCTTATCGAAAGCAAAAGAAGGCGCCGGTAACGGAAAGAGTGGTTTCACTTCTTCGCAAGGAAGCTAAAACCGCTGGCTGGAAGTTGGAAGAAGTCATCAATGAAATGATGATTCGCAACTGGACAGGTTTCAAGGCTGATTGGGTTAAAGATGATTGGAAAGATCCAAATGCTCATTGGGTTTCTGCAACCGAATACAACAAAGAACTTCCTCCCGTCACGTATTCAACCGGTGCCAAAACCAAGTTTGTAGAGAAGCTCCATGCAGGCATGAGAGCCTATGACATCAAAGACCTTCCCAACAATAAGGAGCAGAGATGATGTTTGCCGCTGCTGCCGTTGTTCGAGACGATCAGGGTAGAACGTTTTACGAGCATCCGGACGCATTTACGACTGCCCAGTTGGTCTTTTTTCCTCGCCTGACTGACAGTGAGCTAGCTCTCTATCAGGCTGATGCGATCTACGAAGATGAAATTGAGGTGTTGCCCAGAAGACGGCCACAAGTTCCGACGGTGCTGTTTTCTTTCTGTGATGAGCCTAATCACATTAAGGCCGAATTTCTCCGGGGCAAGACTGTTCTGATCGACTTTATCGATGTCGACGATACGCCCGAACTAAGAGAAACCGTCCGTCGTTGGATGCTTGAAATTCCTAAAGCTCTACCCGCCGCCGTCATCGTTTCGGTGATGTTCAAAAACAAACAACTGATTGCGTGGAAATTTGACTATGAATCCAAAAAATACAAGCGTTTCGCCTGAGCTAGATGACTACTGGGGCGATCCGACGGGTGGAGCCGAAATAGAAACTTCTTTGTCGGAATACGAGAGTAGGGCTTATAAGACCCCTGAGTTTTTCATCAACAAGGACGTTCTTGAGTTTAAGAATGACTTCCAGAACTATCTGGACGCGAAGAAGAACCATGTATCCAAGTTCACGCTTCCTTTCACACAGACTAATGAAGGTTGCATCGGCCGGCCGATCGATTTTGAATTTCGTCCCGGAGAACTAACGGTGCTGGCTGGTGAAAACGGGTCTGGAAAATCTCTTCTGCTAGGGCAGATCGGGCTTCACCTTATTTCCTGCGGAGCTTCTCTCTACATTGCTTCTTTTGAAATGGCCCCGGTACGGACGATCGAAAGAATGCTCATGCAGACGGTCTGCAGCACTGATAAACGGATGATTGAGGAGCCTGACGTTGATCTTTTCTTCAAACAATTCGCCTCCAGAATGCGAATCTGTGACCTTCAGAGAAAGGTTTCTCCGGACGAACTATTGCGCCTCCTTGACTCAGCCGTCCGTGACTACAGGTCAGACATCCTCTTTGTTGACTCTCTGATGATGTGTGTCAGAGACGATATGGACAAGAAGGAAACCGATTACGTAATGACAAAACTGGTTGAGTTTGCTCGGACCAACAATGTCCATATTGTCGTTGTGGCCCATTGCCGTAAGCGTGGAGATGCCAGTTCAAAAACTTACTCCGTCTTTGATTCAGCTTCAAAAGACTCAATCAAAGGGAGCTCCAACATCACGAATATTGCCTTCAATGTTTTTGTCTTGGCTCGTGATTTTTCCAAAGTGCAAAAGAAGGCAGAAGGCAAAGATGTCGATGACACCAAGCCTGATTTTGTTTTGAACCTGTGCAAGCAGAGAAACGGTTCTTGGGAAGGGTTCATCAAGCTTTGGAGAGACAACGCCAGTCTGAATTTCTGCACGTCTTGGACGCGTGTTCCGGTTAGGCCGTGGCTGGTTCTAACACAGTCAGAGTCGGCGCCGGAGCCCTACTTTTAGGAGGTTTTATGTCAGAGAGTGCATGGCAGTTGCTGATGATCATGCTGGCGCCGGTGGTCTTTATCAACTTATTCCTCTTCGGGCTACTCGTGAGGGCTGCTTTTCAAGTCAGCAGGGAAACCAAATTAACCAATCGGTTGAAAAGGAGAAGGCCATGACCGGCTGCTGTCTGTACTGCAAGTTTGCCGAAAGCTACTGGATCGATCCAGCAGGAAACATTCGGCGGCCGCCAAAGGCCTCTTTCGGAGACATGAACGTCTACTGCCACCATCCGGACAAAGGCGCCGGAATCGAATGCTACCCAATCTCATTCACAAGGTGCTCGGTTTTTGAACGTGACACAGACGAGCGTATTGAACGCAGGAGAGCGTTTTTCTCGCAATTCGATAGATACCGCGTCCACGCTGAGTTAATCGCTCAGAGACGTTAAAAAACGCCTTCATGAGGATTGAAAAGAATGAACCACGAAGAACTAGGTTTTGAAGTTGCGTGTTTAGCTTCGTTGAATAAAACGCCTAAAGAGATCGAGGAATTTTTAGGGCTCGACGACTACACGATTCATAAAACGTATCACTCTCAGCTAATGCAGGGTTACGAGCTTTATTTCGAGACACATGAATGGAACGTAAATATGACTTACAAGCGGGTGGCTTTCTTACAACGATTAAGACGAAGGTTGAACTATGCCATAAGGGGAGGGATTTAATGAACAAGTTTTTGCAAGCTAAAGGCAGGCTAAAAGTCGGAGAAATGAACCGGACGGAAGCCGCTTATCGAGATTACTTGGAACAACAGAAAAAAGCTGGGTTAATTCTCAAATACTGGTTCGAGCGCCTCACGTGGAAGATTGCCTCAAATCGCTGTTCCTACACGCCTGACTTCCTGGTCATGCGTCCGGATAGATCTCTTGAACTCCACGAGGTCAAAGGTTCCCTGAAAATCTTTGCAGATGACGCAAAAGTGAAGTGCAAAGTCTGTGCTGATGAGTGCCCAATTCCGCTGTTTGTCGTCACGCCGAAACCGAAGAAAGAAGGAGGGGGTTGGAATGTCGAGGCCTATTAGTACAGAGGGAATTATTTTTTGGACTTTAACTATCTATGTCGCGATGTTCGTCTTCCTTTGGATCTTCAAATGGATTACGGATTATTTAGAAAACCACGACAAGCTTAGTAAAAAGTTGGAGTTCTGGGGGCTATCAGCTCTCGGGATTATTTATCTCTACTGCATGTTTAGCTACGTGAGGACTCTTGGATGACAGAAACAGAACAAAAACTTATTGACGATCTCAGACCTCGTTTGGACAACTGGCGCCGGGCATATCGTGACCGTGTTGTCAAAAACGTCTCAATTGCCTACGCAGTAGAGAGAGCTCTCGCATTGACGAGAAACAAGACGGATTTTTCTGAGGATTATTCTGGTCCGGAGGATCGATCTGATGATTTTGGAATGAATGTTGACCAAAGAGATGCCGACTTGCTCAACTTGGTTTGGCAATACCTGGATGTGCCAGGGGCCGAATTTTTGACGATTGGAGAAGGTGGGCTAAACGTTAAGACGGCGAAAAACATCATCCTCCTTTATGTGTTTTCCAATAATTATGCTTTGCGTAGAGCTGGGCGGAAAATCTGGAAAGTGAAGGATATAAAACTAGAAGGTTGGATTAAGGAATCTTTGGTTTTCTTTGCCCTAAGGCTCAGAGCCTATGAAGCAGCAAAGGCTAAAGCAGAAAAACAATAAGGGAAAACAGTGCGAATGTCTCAGGTAAAGATGGGATATTCGCCGGATTATTTCTCAACTTGCCCTGATAAAATTTAAAAATTACATACAAACCCTAGGAGATCGAAAATGAATAAAAAATCCCTTTCTGTCCTAGTTGGACTGACTGCTCTTCTATTGGCTGGATGCAAATCTGAAATCACGATGCCAGTCACATACTCAGAAGTTTTTGGCGCTCCGGTCATTAAGAATGCCCGATTGGATATTGAAGTTCCGGCATGCAAAGAATACAAGAGCGATTTAGAAAGTTCATCTGTCTTGGAGGCCAAGCAAAAAATTAACTACGTTTTCCCAAATGCCACTTATTTGGGATGCAAGAGAGGAAGCGGGATAGACACTTTCGCCCAGTTTCAACTCCCATTTAAAGTGGGCGGTATTGGGCTGAAGGATTGCAATGCCAATGAGATTTGCGTCGGTTCCTCTCAAAACAATCAGTTCATGAATGTTTTTATTGGAAAAGACATAAAAACCAAGATTGATGAGTTATCGCGATCAGCCACGATTTATGGTCCGAAGGATGTGAAGGTACGGTTAGTCTTTAAGAACGATACAAATCAAGCCCTCGGAATCGATTACATAAGTCTCTTCTTGAGTGATGGAAAAGAAACCATTCCAGTGCATAACGTGAAGAATGCCAAGTTTAACTCTGGGTTGGCCGCGTATATGACATTGAGTGACGTTGCCTCTGCCTCATTGCTCCGGAGGGGCGTGGTTAGTGTTACGAGATTCCCGGATAGAGAATTAAAGGAAGTGGAAGCACCGGCTAAGAAATAGCATTTATTGCAATGGGTGCCTCGGTGTGGTATTGTCAATAAGACAATTTCAAGCCTGTGATACTCAGGCGCCGATAGGCTTAATCTGAACGGGTTCCTTGCGGAGGAGCCCGTGTATCCAAAGAAAAGAGGATGCGATGACTAAGCCAATCGATTACATAAGAGCTCCGATTTCGGGGCTTTTTGTTTTTCGGCCGTTCGCTAAATCTTCGATTGTCCTTCCGTACTACAAAATCGAATTATTAAAGAACAGGCGGACGGTCAAAATTCTCAGCGGTTCCATTGTTGCCCACAACATTTATCGACAAACCGCACAGCCTCTCGGTGGGCTTAAGCACCGAGCCATTTACAACATCCAGCAAGCCTAGATTCCCAACGGGAAGATGCTCACTCCGCTGGATTTCTAATTCTCCTGACGAGAATGGCGGAGAAAACCGCCTGAACAAACTATCTCCTTGGGGTTGGTTGGGGTTGCGCTCGGCTGAAAGATGTCGGGCGCACCTTTTTTAAGCTATGAAAGAATCTGAACTCAAAATTCTCTACAGGCCGGTCAATGACCTGATTCCGTATGCAAATAATGCCCGGACGCATTCTGAAGAACAGGTGAATCAAATCGCCAGTTCGATCAAGGAATTTGGGTTCAACAATCCAATCTTGGTGGATGAACAGGGCGGAGTGATTGCCGGACATGGACGCTTAAATGCGGCTAAGAAGCTCGGGCTGAAGGTAATACCGACAATTGAATTAACTGAATTATCTGAGGCTCAGAAGAAGGCCTTTATCCTCGCAGACAATCGGATTGCTCTTAATTCCGGTTGGGATATTGATCTCCTGAGAATTGAGCTGCAGGAATTGCAGGATACAGATTTGGCGCCGGTCACTGGTTTCTCAGACGAAGAGTTGAACGCCTTGTTGTGTGGAACCACCGAACCCGCTGAGGAAGAGGAAGAACCGGAAAAAGAGGAGCCCGAGGCAGACAGCTTTAATCTGACGCTCTCAATTCCGGTCGAATACAAAGAGCAGGTTCAGGATTTCGTTAAGAGTTTCGGACCTGAGGATTTAATTCAGAAGATCATCGATGTGACCAGTTAACCAAAGCAGGTTGAAGGCATGGAAAAAAAAGTTCAAAAGAAGCGGACTCGTCCACGCATTCAGATTGACCTAGAGAAGGTTGAACAACTGGCTCAGGTTTGTGACAACGAGGAAGAGATCGCTCTCGCGCTCGGGATTAGTTATCGAACCTTACAGAATCGAAAAAAAGATTTTGCGAATTTTGCGACCGCTATAAAAAAGGGAAAGGCTAAGGCCAACGCCTTTGTTGGCGGAAAGTTGATGGCTCTCATTCGAGAGGGAAATCCGGCAGCGACCATTTTTTACATGAAAAGCCGCTGTGGGTGGAAAGAGACTGACAGGAAGGAGATCACTGGAAAAGACGGTGAACCGGTCAAGGTCGATAAAGTTAACCAGTTGGATCTAAGCAAGTTGTCATTAGAACAGCTTGATGCGCTGGAGGGTATTGTGAATGCGGCTTCCAACGATACAGGAGATCAGACTAGCTAAGGCCCGTAAGGGTCTGGCTTACTTCACATTGCACACAAAACCTGACTACCTGCTAGGCTGGGTACACAAAGAAATTTGTGATGAATTGGACAGGTTTCTGCAGGACGTGGCGGACAAAAAGTCTCCTCGGCTAATTATCACGATGCCTCCGAGATCCGGGAAGAGTGAGCTTGTTTCTAGGCGCTTTCCGGCTTTTGCTCTTGGGAGAAATCCAGAACTTCAAATCATCGCAACATCGTATTCTTCAGACCTATCACAGCGCTTCAACAGAGATGTTCAACGCGTAATAGATGATGAGAAATACTTTGACCTGTTCCCGAATACTCGGCTCAGCAATTCGAGAGTGAGAACAGATTCTCGGGGATCGTACATAAGAACGTCGGACTTGTTTGAAATTGTTGGGCATGCCGGCGCCTATCGTTCTTGCGGTGTGGGTGGGGGCATCACAGGTCAGGGTGCCGATATTCTGATTATCGACGACCCTATTAAAGACCGAGCACAAGCAGGCTCTAAGACGATCCGAGACTCCATTTGGGACTGGTACACATCGACTGCGTACACGCGATTGTCTCCCGGTGGCGGCGTCATCGTAATGGCTACCCGATGGCACACAGACGACCTGATCGGTCGACTGATCCAACGAATGGGAGAGGGAGATACTTTCAGGATCGTGAATTACCCGGCAATCGCCGAGCATGACGAATTGCACCGCAAAGCTGGGGAAGCATTACATCCTGAACGGTATCCGCTTTCAACTCTGCTGCAGATCAAGAAAACGATAGGCAGTCGAGACTGGGAGGCGCTGTATCAGCAGCATCCAGTTCCCGATGGCGGTGCTTTGTTCAAGCTCGAGTGGTTTAGGAGATGGACAGCATCAAGCCTGCCTCCTGAGTTTGACCATACGCTTATGTCATGGGATATGACGTTCAAAGATTCCAAAAACTCCGACTATGTGGTCGGTCAGGTTTGGGGCAAAAAAGGACCGAATTTTTACTTGCTGGATCAGGTAAGAGGCCAATGGGATTTTGTCAAAACTAAGGAAATGGTCCGAGTTTTGGCGCAGAAGTGGCCGCGGGTTGTCCGGAAGCTGGTTGAAGACAAGGCGAACGGATCGGCAGTGATCTCTGAGTTGAAATCTACAGTTTCGGGATTTGTTCCGATAACGCCCACTGAATCGAAAGAGGCTAGAGCCTCCTCTGTTACTCCCTACTTTGAAGCAGGGAATGTTTTTATTCCGGAAGACAGTGCAGCGCCTTGGGTGCCGCATTACGTCAGTGAGTTGCTTGAGTTCCCCGCGGGTTCTCACGATGACCAAGTAGATAGCACAACTCAGGCATTGAACTATTTCCGCAACGGCTCAGGCGTCATTTTGACCCGAGAGCAGATGCAGCAGGCACGTTTTAGATTTTGAAAATCATGAATCAACTAGACGAAAACAAACGCCGAAAGATCAATCAAAAGATCATCGATGCGGCAAGCTCTCGCTTCGTGCCCCCTAGAACATCGTTCTCTCCGGAGGAGGCTAAAACGCTCTTTTATCCTCCGATCACCTTGAACACAAAAGATCCGGAGAAAGAAGAGTCTCGTTTCACAAATGATGCCGCGATTGGCTCGAGTTTCAATGCGTACTATGCCTCACTGACACAGCACGCTTTGGATTTAGGACAGTTCCCGATGACATCGTTTGTCGGCTATGGCGTCCTGCAGAATATCGCCCAGAACGGCATGATCCGCACCTGCATTCAGACGGTTGCGGATGATATGTGCCGGGAATGGATTCAGGTAGAGGGCGGTGAAGACGAATCGGCGGATAACGTTAAGAAGCTCCAAGATCTTCAGGAGAACAAATATCGACTGAGAAAGCTCTTTAATGAAGCCCTGAGCGTTGTTGGTTTCATGGGAGGATGCTTCATTTTCGTTGACACAGGAGTTGAAGGAGAAGCGCTAAAGCTTCCTCTCAATTATTCCGACAAGTCAGCCGAGCTAGTGGGCGAAGATAAGTCGGTCAAATTTATCGTTATTGATCCGGTCAATGTCTCGCCTGGTTTTTACAATGCCAGCCAGCCGCTCAAAGAAGATTATTTGAAGCCGAGATCTTGGTTCGTTCTTGGCCAAGAGGTACACGCGTCACGCATGATCCGATTGGTTGACAATGAACCTCCGCTGCTTCTTCGTCCTGCATATAACTTTCTAGGCATCCCTCAAGCTCAGATCCTTTGGGATTACGTTCTCCACTGGAACAAGGCCCGAGAAACAGGCGTCAGCATTCTGGAAAAACTCAACCTCACGGTATTCAAAACCAACTTTGCTGAGGCTTTTGAGGCTGGCGGGATTGAGCAGTTAGATGCGAAGATGATGCTCTTACAGCGTTATCGATCGAATGAGGCAATTTTTGCCTGTGACTCTTCTGAGGACCTGCAGAACATCACTCTGACGATCTCAGGAGTTGAAGGCATCATCCGGCAGGCATTGGAATTCATTGCGGCTATCAATCGCACGCCTGCGGTCAAGCTTCTCGGAATCTCTCCGAGTGGCTTCAACGCGACCGGTCAGAGCGATATCCGGAACTATTACGACCATATCAAGTCGAAACAGGAGCTCAATCGAGACGCAATTCAAACTGTCTTGAAAGCTATCCAGTTGGTCGAGTTTGGCCATGTTGATCCGTCCATATCCTTCAAGTTCAATGAGCTTGGAGAAGCTGATGCCGCCGCTACAGCAATCACGGCTAAGACAAAGGTCGACATGTTGGCTGTACTGCAGGATCGTAATGTTCTGAGTGCTGAAGAGGTTCGTGAGTTTGTCCGTCGTGATACGGATATGGGTTTGGACTTCATTCCGGAAGAATTGCCGGAAGGGATGGAAGGCGAACTCATGACTGATGATCCGAGTCAGCAGAATGAGCTGATGAACAACTTCCTGAAACAGCGCTTGGCTGAGAACGTGGCGCCGGCGCCGAAGACTGATGAAGATAAAGCTGGAGAGATTTTCTAATGAAGACTGCTCGTGCTGTTCAGCCGAACTTAGGCAGACAAGCAAAGTTCAAAAAGAAGCTTGACTCCTTTTTGAAATCCTTCAGAAATAGGATTCTCAACGAGATTCTTCTTTATCTGTCGGAAGAAGGGGGATTGACCGAGGACGCTTCCTTAACGTTCCGTCCGGACGATCCTCTTGATCGAGCAAGACTTCGGAACATCAAAGAAAAAATCAATCGCTTGGTTCTTCGGAATCCGGATCGTTTCCGTCGCAATGTTGATGACTTCATTGCTCGCAACATGGGCAACTGGATGAGAGCGGCAGATCGAGAAACACGTCAGATTGCTGAGTGGTACGTGAAAAACCTGGCCGCCGATGTCTCGACAGCTCAGAAGGCATCGCTCAAGGCGGCAGGTATTCCTGATTCCGTTTTTGCTTACGAGATGAGGCAGACGCGCAAGCACTTCTTCATCACGCCTCAGGCAATAAATGAACTACCGGGAATGGTTGCCGACACGACGAGCCTCATTAGCAACATCACAACATCCGAGCTGACAAATATTCGTGCTGCTTTTATGGATGCGTATGAAGGTCACGGGACTTACTCGCAGATTGTGGAGGCCCTTGGTCGTTCTTCTTCGTTTACGGCTCAACGAGCTCAGCGAGTGGCAATTGACCAGACTCTCAAATTGAATCAACAGATTCAGCAGGCCAACTGCAAAGGGCTCGGTGTCACTCGTGGGATTTGGATTCACGTCCCCGGAAAGTACACCAGCCGAGAGAGCCACATCGAAATGAATGGAAAAGAGTTTGATCTTTCTAAAGGTCTTTACGACAGGGAAGTCGGGCGGAATGTTATGCCAGGAGAACTTTATTTTTGCAGGTGCCAATTCAGGGCCGTGTTGCCTGATTAACCAAAAGCGAAAAAGCCTCAATCCGTACCGGTCTGAAATCAAAATCCAGGAGTACGGAAGAGGCTTATTTCGACTTGCCGATATTTTAGCCCGTGAAGCAGAAACGGTTAAGGAGATTTTGAGTTTATGGGCTAGGAGCAGAAGAAGTGGAAACAAGTAAAGAAAGCAGAAGTATTGCACTTGACTCTACAAGCGTCAGAACCGTAGATGACAATGGATTCCTTCATGTCGAAAAATCTCCGCTGACGCGTGTTCAAGTGGCGCCTTATTACGGGAAAGAGATCGCAGGCTGGCGAGAGCTCGGACTGGATCCGGAAAGGATCTATCACGCCTATCGGCCTCCTGAAGAACTCAGTTCTCCCGAAACTATTCAATCGATAAACGGTATCCCGATTCATCTGGAGCATCACGATGATCACGGAGCCCCCGAGAACAAACAAACTCGTGTCGGCACTACCGGAACGGACGGAGCTTTTGAGGCTCCGTTTTTAGTTAACTCCCTCCATATCTACGACAAGGACGCACGCAGCAGGATCGAGGACGGTTCAATGCGTGAGCTGAGTCTTGCGTACACGTTCGAACCTGACTTTTCGCCGGGTGAGACACCAGATGGAGAGAAATACGACTATGTGCAACGCCGGATCAGAGCGAACCATCTGGCGCTTGTGGAAACTGGGCGCGCTGGGCCTGAGGTAAGAGTTCGCGATTCTAAAAAGGACTTTCTCAATATGGAAAAAGATGACGCTGTTGAGCAGGCTGAAGTGACGTTAGCAAAGGCGATTATCGATTTGCATTCCGTTGATCCCAACGGAAAAATCGTTGACGGCGCTCAAGATGATGACAAAGACGCGATGATTCAAAAAATCATCGAAGGACTGAAGGCAAAAGGCCTGACGGACGAAGAAGCTGAAAAGCTGAAGACCACTCTGTCTGACCTGGCTTACTCTCAGGCTACAGGAGACGAAGATCCTAAGCCCGATGAGCAAAAGGAAGCTCAGGACGACGATCCGGAGCTCGATGAAAAGATGAAGGATCCGACGTTCAAGGCTGGTTTTGAAGCTGGCGTTCTCTACGGCGAAAAACGTGAAAAGGACGATCCTAAACGCCTCGATTCTGATCACGAACGCGAAGGCGAGGAACGCTATCTCGAAAAGGAAGCTGAAGACGCCTTGAAATCTTGTGGCCTTGATGAGGCTTCTGAAGAAGAGAAGAAGGCTTTCGCCGCCGGATTGAATTACGCCCAGAAGAAAGATGAAGGCGCACAGGATGAAGATCCGAAACCTGGAGAAGGCAAGGAAGAGAAGAGCTCTGCTTCCGACTCCATGAAGGTTCTCAGAAACGCCATCTACTCTGAATTGGCCGCAATTGAAGAAGTCAAGCCCGTGTTAGGTGTTATCCGTGCCGGATCCTATGACTCCGCTGGTTCGATCTATGTGGCAGCACTCAAGAAACTCGGACTGAAGAACATCCCTGCATCCGAAGCTCGTTCTGCGTATCGCGCATACATGCAGGGTCGAAAGGCATTAGCTGGTGCGAAAGACTCCGGCGCCAAGGTGACCGAGAAGCCGACTGCCGTCAGCGCAATTTTGAACAATGTTAAATAAATAGGAGATTTTTTGATGCTTCAAAAATCTGTAGGTCTCTATCCTGCTATCGGTATTCCGGGACAGCAGGTTGCATTCAATCAGGCCGTCTACACGCCTCAGAACTATTTGTCCGACGGTACTGTCCAGTGCGGCGGTTTTGCGTTTGCTGTGGCCGCCTCGACAACCGGAACAGCAGTGAAATTCCCGATCGCATCCTTGAAGGGCTCTGCAGGTGACAAGCCGATCGGTTTTGTTGAGCGCACGTTCACCGCGTCCATCGAGCTGGGCACAGATACTCCGGATATTTACCCTGAGGGCTCTGAGCTGACGATTGCCGTTCGAGGCGATTACTACATCGTTGCTCCCGCAGCCGCCACGGTCGGTCAGGCGGTTCTTTGTAATCCGACTACCGGCGCCATCTCGTTTGGTACTGCCGGCGCCACAAATGACACTGGTTGGACAGTTCAAACGGCTGGCGCAAAGGGCGACACGATCATCATTTCCAATCACGGCCTCGGTTATCAGCCTGCCGCGACCGGATCCTAATCTGAGGTAAAAAATGAACGATTTTGAATTAGCAAAGCAAAAAGGCGTGCATGGTGTGGAAGCAAAGGGATTCATGTCCTATTCCACCGACGCAAAGGGCAAGATCAACGTCGACTACGACGCGACTGTTAAGGCAATGGCTCGAGATGCCGCATTGCAGACTCCTGTGTCTGTCGGCGTCCCGTCCGTCTTCACGACATTCATTGACCCGCAGGTCGTCCCCATCCTGTTTGCCGCCCAGAACGCCACAAAGATTTTCGGCGAGGAAAGAAAGGGTGACTGGACAGATAACTTCTTCACCTTCCCGGTCGAAGAATACGCCGGCAATGTGACTCCTTACTCTGACTTCGCAGAGAACGTCTCGACAGACGTGAACCTCGAGTATCCGACACGCGAAAACTTCTTGTTCCAGACTGTCATCAAATACGGCGACCGCGAAGTCGGTCTTGCGGCCAAGGCCAAGTTGAATGTTGTTTCTTCTAAACAACAGGCCTCCGCCTACGTTATGGCGATGGCTCACAACAAGTTCGCGCTTTATGGCGTCGAAGGTAAGAAGGTTTACGGCCTGTTAAATGACCCGAATCTTAATGCTTCGATCTCTCCGATCTCCATTACCACGGGTTCTACCGCTAACTCGACGTGGGCAGATAAGTGCGGCGCTCAGCCTGAAAAGACTGCAAACATTGTCTATAACGACATTAACAAGCTGTGGGCTGAAATCAGTAAGAACAACGGCGGTCTTGTTGATCAGAACTCTCGCATTATTCTCGCTGTCAGCAACACCAGAGCACCGTACTTGACCGAACCGAACTCCTTCGGTCTTACGGCCATGACCATGCTCAAGCAGTCATTCCCCAACATCGAGGTTGTTCAGCTTCCTGAGTTGACCACAACTGCAGGTGAAATGCTGTACATGACTGTTCCTGACCTGTTTGGCATTGAAACTGGTATCTGCGCATTCTCTGAGAAATATTTCTTGGGTCGTGTGGTTCCGGAAATGTCCAGCTACAAGCAGAAAGTGGTGGGTGGAACTTGGGGCGCTGTTATTCGTCGTCCCAGTCTCGTCGCAACAATGCTTGGCGTCTAATCTGAAATAACCAGCTACGGGGGCCCGATGGTTCGGGCCTCTTTCTTAGGAGATTGAAAATAATGGCTCGTACCAACACTACAACTCAGAAAGCAACATCCGCGGGAAAGGTTGTCGCAGACAATTTCAGCAATACCCAGAAGAAGAGCGCTGCTAAAACTCAGTCCACTGTGATTATTGCTTGCACTCTGGCACACGGCCTCAAATTTGATGATGTGCCGAACGGCAATGGCGGAACAAAGACGATCATCTTCCCGGGCGTTAATGATTCGCTTAGAGGAAAACGTGACGGGATTTTGCTTGGCAAAGGAAACTCAGTCGCATTCCAGATCGACAAAGAGGACTGGGAAAACATTAAGCGCATGCATGGTCAAGAAGCTGTGTTCACAGGAGTGAATGGCGGTCTTCCGTGCCTGCTTGAGATGAAATCAGTTCAAGAATTCAGAGGCCGCGAGGACGAATTAAAAGAAGCTTCTCACGGCCTCAATCCGATCGATCCTGAATCGGTCAATGTTGAAGAAGTTAAGAACGAAGAAGGTTAACAAAATGGCTGTCGTCGTCTTTGATCCTGAAAAATTTCGAATCCTTCATCCTGCGTTTTCGGATGAAGTTAAATTCCCGGATGAAACTCTCCAGTTCTACTTTGATGTAGCGGTGGAGTTCGTGGGGAATACGGACGCCGACAGCTTTGCTCCCTATGATCCGGACAACAAGATCTATACAAGGGAGCGCCTTCTTGATCTTGCAACCTGCCATCTGCTGACACTCAGCCAGCAGCCGAACGGTCAGGTTGGCAGGATTGCTAGCGCTACGCAGGGAAGTGTGAGTACCAGCTTTGACCTTCTGAAAACGAATACTTTTGTCGGAGATTGGTGGGCTCAAACCCAATGCGGCGCCATGTACTGGACGCTGACTGCCAAATACCGAATCGGCGGCAGAGTTTATCCGGGAAACAATTACCATCCGTGGGGATGATGATGGGCATCAACATCACATCTAACAATGCGTTCAAAAAGCTAGCAGACAAACTTAAAGCTGAAAAAAATAAGAAGCTTGAAGTTGGAGTCATGATCCCTGATGTGGCGACCTATGCCATGTACTTAGAGTACGGTTGGGTGCAAAGGGTATCAGGGAAGCAAAATGCGTATTTATCGGGGATATTAGACCTGCCAATCCATGATAAGGATGGAAATTACATCCAAAATTTTGGGACGTTGCATCTTCCGGCACGCCCATTCATGAGAGATACCTACGCTAAAAAGCGATCAGATTGGACTGCAAAATTCAAATCAAGGTTTCTCAAGACCTTCGATATTCAGCATTCCCTTGGAATTATGGGCCAAATGGCGACGGACGATATTAAGGAAACTATTCGAAATGCAGGTATCCCAGCTGGTTCCTTCGAAAAACGGTCCAAACTCACGATGGCTTTACTGGAAGCTCGAGGAGAAATGGACAAGGCCAAGAAAGCTAAAGGGAAAGGCACTCTCCCTAACAACGTGATGACTACAAAGCCTCTAACGCTGAGTGGCGTCCTGCAAAGCTCCATAACTTGGAAGGTTTCCTAATGTCTCTCAACCTACACGCAATTGTCCGTCAGGCGATTAACACCAACTATGCTGACGAAACCTTCAAGCTGTATCGATCGGTCGGCCAAAAAAATGTAGGAGGGATAGTCCAAGCGTATTACGCACCAGCAGAGGAGATTCAAGGGAATTTTCAAAGTGAAGGCGATAGTGCATTGGATCATGCCAACTTAGCCGGACAGAACACCATCATCCGGCGCCTGTACCTCTTCGCATCGAGCGACCAGAAGCAGCGACCTTGGGCGATCTATAGGCCCTTAGCAAGGTCGGGAGATTATGTCGAAGATTCTAAGGGAGGACAGTGGCTGATCACTGCGGTGATCGAGGATTTTTCGGACGCAGGTTGGGAGGCGGTCCGCTGCACATTCCAAACTACGCCTCAGAAGCTGAACATCGTAGAGGATGAAAGTGAAAGCACAAAACCTGACCCCGAATATCCGGACAGCGATCCAAGAATTTCTTGAGATATTTGCAGTTCCGGAAGTGGCACCGGAAAACATTTTCTACGGTGATCAGAACAATCTGGCATTGCCTCCTGAGGGAAACGATTACGTCATCTACTCCTACATCTCCAGTGTTCGCCATGGGACGAGCGCTGAGGATTGGACGAAAGACCAAACCGATGACAATGTTTATCTCTCGACTACTACAGAGGTTTTGGTACAGGTCGATTGTTACGCCTCGACCCTAAACGGCTCGGACGGCATGAATGCGATGCTGAGAGCTCAGGCTTTGGAGACTGTCTGCAGGTCTCAGGTAGGCGTGCAGTTTTTCGTTGATAGAGGAATCAGCCTGCTTCATGCAGACGATCCGAGAGACACAACTATCGTCGGAGACTCTGACAACTATGTCAGGAGATCCACGCTGATGATTCACCTCAGCATGCAGAGCCAGATCAAAGTTTCGATGGGCTTCTTTAGTGCGGTTGATGTTGACCTGAAAAACGTTGATGTGAGCTACCCGCCGTAAAACAAAATCTTTCTAAATCTTATAATGTTTTCAATGAAATGCTTAAGGAATTGGCATCCCATAGCAAGGAAAAACAATGGACAAAAAAGAAGTCGATCGGCTTATGTCTCTCTCCAACGAGGAACTCTATAACAAATATGTGGAGAAATTTGGTGAGATTCCAATTCTCCATGCTTGGGGAAGTCTTTATCCGGTGAACGAAGAGGAAAAACTTCGAGTAGTGGAGGCTTACTTAAGCGGAACTCCTATAGAAGCCCCTAAACCTTTGCCTAAAGGAGCCGTGTATTAACGGCCTCTAAATTGGTGTAGCTCTCAGCTAGCACCTCAGCAATTATCGTCAGCGCCTTAACGGGCGCTTTTTTATTTTGAGGAAAAATATGTCAATCAATGCTAATCGATTGGTTTCTATCACCCCTCGCATCATTGGAGCTGGGAGCGCCGATCTTGAAACAAATGGTCTGCTGCTGACCCAGAATGCTCTGATTCCTGCAGATTCTCCGGCACTGGAATTTGTGACCGCTGCCGCTGTTGGGAATTATTTTGGTGCCGAATCCCCTGAGGCCGACTTTGCTAATCAATACTTCTCCGGAGTGAACAATCAGCAAAAGGCGATCAATCGTTTATTTGTGGCCCGCAGAATCAATGCAGATGCGGCCGCTTGGATTAAGTCTGCTCCGATCACAGCCCAACTTTCTGAACTGACAGCCATTAAGACCGGTTCCCTGACGATTTCGGTCAATGGCACAGAAAAAGAAGTCGTGAACCTCGACTTCTCCACGGCTAAGTCTTTCAGTGACGTCGCAACTGAGCTGGCTTCTGCAGTCGGAGCGGTTTCCGGCGCCTTTAACTCTGATCAAAATGCCATCATTCTGACTACAACAGAAACAGGCGATACCGCTTCAATTTCTTTCGCGACAAAAGCGACTACAGGGACAGACGTATCCACACTTCTCGGCTTGACTGAGGATTCCGGCGCCGTTCTCTCCCAAGGTTCTGATGCTCTGACTCCGGCACAGAACATGAACTTTGTCACTTCGGTTTCTCGAAATTGGGTCGGATTCACAACCTTGTATGCGACAGAAGTGGCTGAGGCTTCCGCTTTAGCGGCTTGGGCCGACATTGATGATGACTACGTGTACTTTGATTGGTCCACAGACAAAAAGATGCTTGATCAATCTACCCAGTCCACAACGAAAGCCGCTCAGTTAGCGGAGAACAACTACAACTGTTTGGCGATGGTTTACGGTACCGCTCAGGATGCCGCGGCATTCCTTGCAGTTGGCGCTTCTATTGATTGGTCCGCTATCCAGGGCATTAAGACGTGGTTTGCGAAGTCGGCTTCCGGAATTAAGGCTTCCGTTCTCAGCGACGAAGTGGCGGAAGCCTTGGATGATCTCAAGGTCAATTACGTGGGTGCATTCGCAACACGTAATGCGGAGTTTGATTTCATCAACCGAGGCTGTCTGCTCTCCGGAATTTATCAATGGATTGATGCCCTTTACGGCATGATTTGGTTCAAGGCCCGCATCCAGCGTCAGATCATGGACGGGTTCGCGGCTATCAATCGCGCTCCCTACAACGCAATCGGCTTTGCTTATGTCGAGGCATGGTTGCTTGATCCCATCAACGATGCCAAGCGTAATGGCGTGATTGATACAGGGCTGGCACTGTCCAACTCCCAGATTCAGCAATTGTTGACGGAAACCAACAACTCAACGATCAAACAGGATCTCTACTCCAAAGGTTATTGGTACCTCATTGAATCTCCGTCGGCAAATGTGAGAACCCAGCGAGGAAGCCCTCGTTTGGGACTTTGGTACACCTATGCCGGCAGCATCCAACGAATTGAGATGCCTTTGACCGCCGTCATGTAATCAAAATTTCACAACCGCAAAGACCCGTCGTGATGGCGGGTTTTTCATTTAGGAAAGATTAAAAATGCCCGTACAAAACTTTGACATCACATCCGCCAATGCGTCAGCAGTGATGACGATTGAAGAGCTTTACCCGAACGGTCTGAAACTGGAAAGATTCTCTACAGATGCGGCTATCGTTGCCGATTCCCAGCAGGTTGCCGAGACCAGAATGGGTGTTGACGGTCGTATGGCTGCCGGAGTCACACCGAATATTTATCCGGTCACAATCACGCTTGAAGCAAACTCTCCGACAGCGGCCGCATTTACAACGCTGTTTGAGGCTATGAGCTCAAATAAACAGCTTTACGTTTGCAATCTGACAATCAAGATTCCATCAATTGGCAAGACCTACCAGTTCTCCAACGGTGTATTGCAGACAGCAAACCCGATGCCCGGACTTAATAAAGTCTTGGCTGCCACGACCTGGGTATTCCACTTCGAATCTATGGAGCGCATCTAAATGAGAGAGCCGGTTATCTTCAAAACGACAGACGGCGATAAGCAGCTGACGTTCAAAATTTACCCGTTCCCTGCAACGAAATCAGAAGACCTCTTAATCCGGATTCTCCTTTTGACAGGAAAAAACCTCGATTTAGATGCCTCTGTTTCGTATAAAGAGATTATCAGGGCGCTGGCATCCGTCCCTCACATGGAAGCGAAGGCCCTACTAGATGAGCTTCTGACTTGTGTGTACAAGGTTGATGGCAACAATGAGCGTCAATTTTCGTATGACGATGCCGACGGCTACATTAGTAACCCGATGACCTTGATCCGCCTTCGTGTGGAATCCCTGAAGGTGAACTTCAGTTTTTTTCAAAATTTCGGGAAACTGTTCTCCCACGCAGAGCCGAGTTTCTAGCAGATTGCGCGAAAGTTCGGGGAGTTGCCCAAGTTAGCAACTTCCCGCCTTTGTTCTCCCGGCTTATATCCGGAGGAATGGCAACCCTCACGGAGTTGCAGACAACGATCACGCTTGAAGAAGCGTACCAGCTCGATGAGATCCTTCTAGTCAAAAACTACAACGCGTGGCTTGCAAATAAATCGGATTAGAAAATGGCAAAAACAACTGACAGTCTGTTAATCGACATTGGTTTAAATGCCGATGGAATCATTGAGTTTTTCGATAGTCTCTCAAAGAAGATCGATTTCTTGATCAAAAAGTCTGCGGATGCCGGAGACAATCTTGATGAACTTCTGGGCAATCCGATTGGCGATCAAACGGCTGCGGCAGTCGAATCAGTCAAAAATAATTCTGATGCTGCTACTGCTTCAATGAGGCAAGCTTCTCAAGCAGGTCAAAAGGCTGGAAAAGACATTGAGAAGGGAGCAAAACAGGGATCTCAGGCCCTGCAAAAACTCGACTCAATGGCCTCAAAGGTCTTCTCTGCGATAAAGGGATATGCCGGTCCTTTGGCGGCCATGTTCGGCGCCAAGATGATGTTCACAAACTTCATTGATGAGGGCGATAAGTTAGATAAGCTCTCAAAAGAAGTCCGGATGAATGTCTCTGAGCTGGATGCTTGGAGAAAAGCGAACGTGGCTGCGGGAGGTTCTGCAGATGCGTTCACTAATGCGCTCAAATCGTTCACCGATCGCACCGGCGCCAGTGCCTCTGTTTTTCTGCGCATGGGAAAACAGCTCAATGGCATGAACGATGCTCAGGCCAACTATGCCCTGAAGTATCTCGGTCTTACCCGGGAAAGTGCTGCGGTATTTCTTCAGAACAACAAGCAAATGAACGAGCTTGTTGGGAAGTACCGGCAAATGGCACTGTCTCCTAAAGACGCGGAAAACGCCAGACGGTTCAAAATCCAATGGGAAATCACAACCATGTCGATGAAGAACCTCGGCAATCAGGTTGCCAAGGTGTTTCTTCCGTACGTCGATAAGGGGATGAAAAAATTTGGTGAGTTCACGGACTTTGTTGCGCAACATAGTGAATTCATCAAAATAGCACTGGAATTGGTTGCGGGAGCCGCGGCAATAGCTTTAGGCCCGAAGTCGGCGTTAATGCTGGGAGGAAAGGCCTTAGGTTTATTAGCCAGTCCTGTTGGGTTGGTTGTTGCCGGCATTGTTGCTTTAGCCCTTGCATTAGATGACCTAATAAGTTTTGCAAAAGGCGGACCAAGCGCGTTTGAAGACCTGCTCAGATCAATGGGCACGTCTGATGATGAAATCAAGGAGCTTCGTAAAAGCTTCCAAGATGCGTGGAAAGCCATCCAAGATCTGATGGACGCCCTAAAGCCTGTCGGAGATCTTTTCCTGCAGGCTTTCGGATCTGTCATCAAGGTAGCTGTTGAGACAATCGTTCTGACGATAGGGAAGGTTGCTGAGGTTATCGCGAAGGTCATCAACTCTGTATCCGGATTAAGGGATAAGTTTGTTGGTGCCTTTGAATCTATCAAAAGCAGCATTCAGCCGATCGTTGACTGGATCTCCAGTGCACTGTCAGACATCACAAACTTTGAAATGCCTTCGTGGGTTAATCCCATGAACTGGTTCGGAAGTGATGACAAGAAGAAGGCTGTGGTGGCACCGGCTGGGGCTACTGCCGGAAATGCCGGAGGAGTCGTCAAAGAAAAAGGCAGAACGACAAACATAAACTCTCCGATTTCTAACCAGACTGTAGTCAATTTCAACGGAAATCCGGACAAGGAACAAGTTATTCAAGGAGTTAATCAAGGTGTCTCTCAGGCCATGCAAGGGTCAACAGACATGTTGAATAACGCCGCTTCGGGGGTTGATTTCTGATGGCGTCTATAAATTCAATCATGGGATTGTCGTGGGCAGTCGTTGGAAACAACCTGCTTCCGTTTATTCCCTACGTTTCGATTGCTGCAGTTGACGCAGACCAGAGTTCTCGGATTCCGACTGAACCGATCGAAAAGGGTCAATTGGCCGCTTACAACATTGTGCGGGAGCCTGAGCGGGTAAACGTCGAATTTTTGTTCAACGGAAGTTATGCCGTTCAGGTTTTGGCCCTCGCAATGTTAGACCGGAGGATGAACAGTACAGACACTTGTACTATTTTTTCTCCGGCAAAAATCTGGCGGAATATGGCTCTGGAGCACTATGACTTCTCCCGAACCCAGACTTCCAATGCCTGCATGTTGTCGATTCATGCCTCTTTTGTTGAGATCATCACGGTCAATCTGAATCAGCAGAAAATCGCGTATTCGCCAAAACGATCCACTTCTGCAGTCAAGGTAAACACAGGGCAGGCCCAAACAAAACCAACGATGGCCCAAAGCTTGATCAAATGGGCTGGAGGCCTCGGCAAGTAGAAACCTTTTTAACCATCTGGTTGCAATGGTGGTGGAACATGATCCAAATCAATATTTCAGCTCTGCCGTGGCAAGAGTTTTCTGTCGTGTTGGACGGTCAGAATTGTGTCATCAGCCTGAGGCAGGTGGCCGAGCACATGTACTGCAATCTGACATGCGAAGAAGTCGAGATATTTAAAGGCCGCAAGGTTTGCGTGGGAACCGACATCAATACTTATCCTTCGCCGAACTTCAAAGGCAAACTCAGAATGATCGACACTCTGGGCAATTCAGATCCGCAATATGAAGGATTAAACGACCGCTGGATCCTTGTGTACGCAAGCGAGAACGAGGTTTTAAATGGTGCTCAATGAGACTACATACACGCAGAAAGACATTGCTGTAACGGTCGCTATGGACGGACAAGAAGCAATCACTTTTAAAGACTTTGCTGTGTCTGTCTCTATTGATAAATCAGGTTGTCCGGCATATCCAAAAGCTTCAGTTGTCTTGAAAGGGTTGTCTCTGAACACAATGGAGCGGCTGACGCATCTCGGCTTTAAGTCCTTTTCTTTGAAGCGGAACAAAATCAATATTTCCGCAGGTCAGAAAGGGAAGACCTTATCAGTTATTTTCAAAGGCGAGATCATCAATGCTTGGGCGGATTTCAATACAGCTCCGAGTCCGGTGTTCAAAATCGAGGCAAATTGTGGTCTTTTTCCCGCTTTAATTCCACAGCCTCCGATTTCTGTCACAGGTAACCAAACAGTTTCTGGCTTGATTGAGCAGATTTCAAATGAAGTTGGATACGTCTTGGAAAACAATGAAGTTACAGCTTCAATCCGAGATTGCATTATCAACGGGGACCCAGTGACAAAAATGCGTCGAATTGCTGATGCAGTTGGTGCAAATCTCTTGTTTGATGATGAGAAAGTTGTTCTCATGCCGAAGAAGGGGAGCCGGAAGACACAGGGCGAATTGCCATTGATTAACTCCTCCAACGGCATGATTGGTTATCCGACATTCTCGAACAATGGGATCAACGTCTCATGCTTTTTCCGTCCGGAGTTGAGGATCGGAGCGAATTTCAAACTGGAATCAATCGTCCCTCATGCTTCCGGAACTTGGAAGATCGTCTCCCTCAAACATGAATTGAGTGCGAATGATCCGGCCGGAGGTTCTTGGAAAACTTCAATCTCCGGAATTTATCCGAGGTGGTAAATGTCAGACAAAGAACTTAGTGCGAACTATGACAACTTCGCCTCCAGCAATCCGTTGAACTCGATGGAGTTTTTTATTCGTTCGCTGATCTCTCAAGTGGTAAGTACCTCCTTGCCTGTTGTTGTGACGGCAGTGGAACGTAAAGGAGAAGATGCCGGCGCCGGATATGTTACGGTCAAGCCACTTCTCCAGCCAAGAAACAATTCGGGAGACGGTTTGGAAGTGACTACTATTCCAAAGCTTCCGTATTTTCGTTTGCAGCATGGCAAAGCCGCGATTATCTGTGATCCTAAGGTCGGAGACATTGGGCTGGCAGTTGTAGCAAAGCATGATATTTCAAACATCAACGGCAGCACGACTCCAAAGGTTCCTGCAACTTATCGAAAATTTGATCCGTCCGATTCGTTCTATATCGGAGGATTCTGGGGAAAAGCTCCGGAAGTCTTCATTCATTTAGAAGACGAAGGAACTATCAAAATTAAAGCTCCGACAAAGATCACGATTGAATCCCCGGAGTGTGAGGTCAATGCAAGCACCAGTTTCACAGTTAACTCTGCTCAGATCAACTTGAACGGTCCGATTTCCGGCGGTGGCTCTGGCGGCGCTGATGCAACATTCACAGGTGATGTAAATGCGAAGGGCATCAGCCTCACCAGCCACACGCACACAGGCGTCCAAAGCGGAAATTCAAGCACCGGCGCCCCGCAGTAAACGAGGAAGTTAGACCATGCCGCATACAGCAAAAACAGCTCTTCTGAATCCTCAGTCATGGGATCTTCAGCTGACAAAGGAAGGAAATATCCTTCTTACGTCCGGAGCTTTGGCTATAGCTCAGAACTTGGCCAACGAGATTCGTTTGTGGACCAACGACGCCTATTTCCAGCAGGCCAACGGCATTGCATGGAAGGAAGCCCAGCTCGCGAAAAAGCTGGATTCCTCCGTCCTTGCTCAATTGATTCATGAGGCTGGAAATAGGGTTGATGGTGTGAAGTCCGTTGATTCTGTTGACATTACTGAGTTCGATGAGGAAACCAGAACTCTGCACGGAGAAATCACGATCACGACAGAGCAGGACGAAACAGTTTCTTTTGTGTTCTAAAAAATTATGGCTCAAATCATTTTTAATCCGCTGGTCGGCGTTGAACTGCCGAGCACGCAAGAGATTCGTTCTGAGCTCGGCTCCCGGATCCAGCAGGCGTTTCAAACATCGCCAACGGATCCGCTTTTGAACATCGAGCCCAGTTCGCCAATGGGACAGGTCCTTGATCTGATTGTGGCCGAAATCGAGGCCAAAAACTCTGAGATTCTTTTCCTGTCGAACATGGTTAATCCGGATCTCGCAACAGGAAAGTTTTTGGATGCACTGGCAGCTCTTTACGGTTTAGACCGCAAGATCTCCGAGCCTACAGTGGTCAACTGCGTGCTCACAGGCTTAAAGGGAACAGTGATCCCCTATGGCGCGATCGCACAAGATTCCCTCGGAAATCAGTACAGACATTCGGCCGCAGCAGGTGCGCGAATCGGAGATACCGGAAGTGTCACATCTGCCTTTACTGCGATTGAGCACGGCCCGCTTGAAGTAGCAGCGGGAGCAGTGAACAGAATCGTCACAACGATTGCTGGATGGGACACTATCACCAATCCTGCCGCCGGCGTAGTCGGTCGAGATGAAGAGACGGACGCAGAACTTAGAAATCGAATGGTAGAAAGTTATGCAGTCAATGCCACGGGGTACGTTGAAGCGATTGAGGCAAACCTAGCGGCGCTTGAAGGCGTCCTCGATGTCAGAGTTTTAGAGAATCCGACGAATGCTGCCATCACTCAATTTGGTGTGAGCATCAATCCTCATTCCATCTTGGTCGCCATCGTTGGCGGAGAGGATGAGCAGATCGCTCAAACGATCTACCAGCGTAAAGATGCAGGCTGTGGGACTACCGGAACCTATCAAGTTTCATACACGGACTCTAGGTTCTACAACGCCACCTACGTCTACAACATTGTCAGGCCGCAGAATCAAGCCTTGAAGGTAAGGATCGAATTCTTTGCCACTTCAATGAATCCAACCGAGAAAAACGACGTCATTCAGGCTGTGATCAATGACGTTCTTGGTCAAGGTTCGAATGACCGCGTTTCTTTGGCTTCGACTGTCTACGCTTCTCGGTTCTATGCCGCAATCCAATCCGCGACAGAAGTTCCGGTTGCATCCATCCAGGTAGCCCTAGGAACTGGGACTTTCGGATCCAGTGTCCAAATTCCTGCGAATGTGGAGCCTACGATTCAAGAGTCTGATGTCTCTCTGGTATTCCAAACAGGAGGCTAAGATGGCTGATTCTGCAACATGGCGGAACATTCTGAGTGTTGAGGATTTTCGAAAACTCTCAAATGTCCGGTCGCTTATTTCTATTGCGCTCCAATCGCAGTACTCGCACTCCGAGCGGTACCGACAATTAGGGCTGCTTTTCAATGCGGAATTAGACGCGTCCCCTCAGCTGGACGCGTTTTTTAATTTCATATTGAATCCTGATACAGCTTCCGGGGTTTGGCTGGATTGGTGGGGCAAACGTGTAGGCGTGAATCGTAACCTCGTTGTCGACGGTCAAGACACTCGGCTGGATGATGAGTTTTTCCGTTTTCTGATTTTTTATCGCGCTGTTGTAAATGTTTCGAACTCTACAGCTGAAACCATCAACTCCCTGTTGACTCGGTTGATTGGTCTTCCGGCATTTGTCACCGACTATCAGGACATGACGATAACGATTCGCATTGTTGGTGATCCGTCTGCTGTCCAAATCGCCATTTTGCAAAATTACGGCTTGTTAAACAGGCCAGCTGGGGTTTTGGCAAATGTGGAGACGGTCGTTCCAAACAATCTGGTATTCGGATTCTTCGGATCCAATTTATTGCCCTTTAATCAAGGTGTCTTCAATCCCTCTAAGGTCATTGAGATATGAGTAATTATCCAAAGTATCAATTAAGCGCGGCTATCGCCCAGGATGGAGAAATTACCATTCCTCCGTTAACTTCAGAAGAAGCAGGGTTAGGACGACTCTCTCAGCAAGTAGGTTGGGGACGAGAAAATGCTATTCCCATCGAACAAGGCGGCATTCCTCCGTTTAAATCGGACTTCAATGGCGTCTTTTTCTTGCTTTCTCAATTTTTGCTGTGGTATCAACAGGGCGGGATTATGAATTATTCCGCTCTCTTGGACTACGAAGTTGGGAACGAGGTTATGCAGAATGGGACTAAGTACCGCTGCATCCAAGCCAACGGACCATCAACCACAAAGGTGGCGCCTGGAACTAACAGAGCAGTTTGGAAAAATATCGACATTACCGTTCCAGCCGGCGCCGTAGTTCCGTTTCATAACGTGACATTAGGTGGAAGTGATGGGAGACGCCCAGTTTTTTGGGGTACTACTCAAGCCGACGAAGGTTGGATCCTTTGTGATGGCCAGAGTGACGGGAAGAATGGTGTAACTCCAAACTTGATTGGAAAATTTATAAAAGGCTCTTTACCAAAAGATTCGGGCACAACTGGCGGTGCTTCAACTATTGAGATTCCAGATTTGACCGTTAACGGCACAGTTGGTGCTACTGCGCTGACGGCCGCACAGATGCCAGCACATTCTCATTCAGGTAGCACATCTCCTGCAGGTGCTCATACCCACACAAGAGGTTCAATGAACATCACCGGACAAATTTCCGCCAACTGGTTGAGCGTGATTGGTAACGGTCCTCTTGTTTACGTAGGCGATCATCCCGGATGCTCCGATGGTCGTCAAAATGGTCGAGGTGTTTTCAATATCGATGCGTCCAGAACTTGGACGGGAGAAACATCTTCTAACGGCTCTCATCAGCATGGATTGAGTATCGGTTCTACTGGTGGAAGTCAAACGCACACGCACACCTTAACAGCTAACGCAAAGATCACAGGCGTTACCAATGAGCCGCCTTTTTACACGCTCGCTTATTTCTTGCGCTTGCCGGAGTAATTGATCATGGCAGATTCGAAATTCCAATTTCATTACACGCCGACAGGAACCGGAGTTATCAGCGGCCCCGAAGTTCTTCAGCAGACGGAAGACGCCATTAACGATGTTGGCGCGTACGCAGACCAAGCCTCTGACAATTCCGAAGAAGCTCTATCGATCGCTAAGGAAGCTCGGCAAACAGCACAGACAGCAAATTCAACTTCTTCGAATGCATTAGCGGAAGCGAATGCTGCAAATGAAAAAGTTGAGACTTTGAAGCAAGTAGTCGACGATTGGGATGCAGATATACAGACTGCTATTGCTCAATCTAAGAGTGCGGTCGATGCTTCCACGGTGGCAGTTACAACAGCGAACTCGGCACAAACTTCGGCTTCAGCGGCTCAGACTGCCGCTCAAGGTTCAGCTGCTAGTGCCCAAACAGCGGCTAACAATGCGGCCCAATCTCTGCAAACTGCTCAGGCGGCGCAACAGGCAGCAGAAACGGCCCAGAGCAATGCTGAAACCGCACAAACGGCGGCAACAATCGCCCAGACTGCTGCGCAGACTGCGGAAGCGAAAGCTTTAGAGGCGGCGGCAAGTGCCTATGCTGTCAGAGTAATCAATCAAGCGCTCCAAGTTTCGGCCACTATTCAAATCTCGGATTTGAAGCCTCAAGGCAACATTAAAGCTGGTGACACCGTAGTCGGAACAGATGGAAGAATGTTCACGATTGCGTCTGTGGACACATCTGCCGGGACAGCTCTTTTATCTGCGGACTACACGGATTTAACGCCGAGTGTCTCATACGAGGCGGCTCAAGCCCTTACAGAGACGCAACAGACCACTGCGCGGTCGAATATCAACTTTACAGCCGGTGCGGAATCTTGGGCTGAAACTTATTTCAATGGTCACGTTGATGACTACCTGTGTCCGATTCTCGAAGAACTGATCCTTGAAAACGGTGGTACCCAGCAAGAAATTGATGATGCCAAAAACTCTGCTGAGTCAGAAACACCATCGACAAATTAAACAATTCCGAAGGATAAACAATGAAGACCTTAGAACAAGTTAGGCAGGAAATGCTTGCCAAGGCAATGAGCCAGCCGCTGGCAAAATACTCACTGAAAGACTCAGAAGGGAAAGTCGTGGTGTCGTCCAACTCTCCCGGTCAGCACGCATTTACAGATCCCAAAGATGAGGCGTACGCAGAGAGCCATTACAAGCTATCCGAAAGATTTAAGCGAGATGATGGAGTAATCATCAAATATTGGAAGCTTGAGCCCAGTTCTCAAGGCTATTTCCATAGTGCTGACGGTAATTACTACCTTTCAACAGAACTTCCGGAACTGGATGACAAATTTGTCCAAGAGCGTTACGAACAAGAGGTGAGAGGTGAGCGCAATGCTCGAATCTCTGACACTGACAAGTACGTCCAGCTTCCGGATATTACGGTTCAGTCTGCGGCCAGATCGAAGAGAGCTCAATTAACAGAAAGTGATCGTCAGGCTTTATTGGATTACCGCCAAGCGCTCAAAGACCTTCCGGATCAGCAAGGATTCCCGTTTGTCGACTACCCGGAATTTCCGGAGGCTTTGGCCTATGAATTGGAACAGGCAGTTAATGCCCGAAACTCTATGAGACAAGGAGGTTTTTTCCATGCTTAAAGAATTAGCCAGTTTGCTGTGCAGTTTATTTGTACCACGTAGATCTGTAAACGGGGGGGGGTAGTTTAACTGTCTATGGTAGCAGTGCCGGGGCGTTAGGAGTTGAG